CGTCATGTGCAATCTTGGCGACATGCGCCGCGCTCGTGCGGCATTGGAGGGCAAGCCATGACCACCATTCCAGACGACATCATGAAGGCGGCGCGTGAGGCGCTGGCGAAGGCCGAAGAAATAATGCCTTGGATCGCTGACCCCGATGGGGTGAAGGCCGACATAATAGCCCGCGCCATTCTGGCCGAACGCGAGAGGTGTGCAAGGGTGGCGTATGCCCGGCGCGACGAATGGATGGCGCAGGCCGGGGCGAGGCAGACGCCATACGCGACGTACATGGCCGCTAGGTCAGACGCAGCGGAGGACATCGCCGCCGCCATCAGAAAGGGGGAAGCATGACCGCGACAGAGGTTGTTCAACAAGACATCGGAAAAGCGCTGATCTCGGAAGTCGCGATGGAAATAGGCACGGACATGGTTGCCTATCTCGAAGTGTACTACCCCGATGTTTTTGCCGTGATGAACTCAGGTTGCCGTCTCTCGATAAGGAACCACATTCACAACGACATCATGTGGGCGATCCAGAACAGAGATGAAGCTGAATACAAGAGCTGGATCGCCAAGCGTCAGCGCAGCAGGCGCGCCTTGCTCAAGATGTGGAGGGCGCGCCGAAAGGGAGAACAGGAATGACGCCGCTCAATCTGCTCCACACCATGCGCGTCCTGCACAACATGGACCGGCAGGACTTGGAGCACGCGGGGATTATCCGCGAGGGGCCAGCCGGCAACGACCTGTGGACCAGGTTCAACGACAATCTGACCACGTTCGTGTTGAAACTGTCCGTGCCAAACCTCGTCGCACTGGCTGCGCTGATCGAGCGCAAATTGGAGGGAAATAAATGACACGCGAGATAATTCGAGACGGTATCCGGTATCACCGGAAATCTGATGGTTGGATGCGCATTACACCAAACGGAACAACGAGATTTCTTGGTCTTTTTGAGACACTGATTTTGTTGCTAGGGGGCAAGCCATGACACGCTTAGAATGGATAGCCCTCGCCAAGCGGTGCGAGGAAGCGACGGGGCCGGATCGGGATATATCCGAGGCTATAATGTCGGGCCTCGGATACAAGCGGTACTCGGATGAGCATTGGTTTTGCGAGGGCAAAGGGCACTTCAACGTTGCCAACCAAATTACCGCTTATATCGACACCATCACGGCACTGGTCGGGAGGGAGTTCCCCAACAGCTTTGCGTCAGCGGCTGTTGCTGGCTACTCTTCCCCATGGGCTAAAATAGCAAAGAAGGGGATGGCGGGGGAGATATTGGCCTATGGCGATACCCCTGCCCTAGCCCTCTGCGCTGCATTCTGCCGTGCGAAAGCAGAGAGGGAAGAAGCATGACACGCGATGACCTGATTGAGGCGATGGCGCGGGCCTTGTGGGATACACACGGCTATGTCCACAGCAGTGAAGATCGCATATTCGAACCGCTGGAATACGGCAGCGAAGGCGAATACGCGCCAACGCAGTCCCTATGTCAGGACGGCGCGAGGTCTGCCCTCACCGCCCTCTGCGCCGCCATCCCCGGCCTATCCGAGGTGATCGATGGGAAGGCGGTGATTGTGCCGATGGAACCAGTCGCTGCCATGGTGGACGGCGGGGCGCGATCACTGAGAGGCGCTGGCCTTGGACAGGACTGCTATTCAGCGGCGCGTGGCGCTTACGCCGCCATGATCGAGACCCGCCCGAAATAGCGGATCACCCACGGTACACAAAGCGGGTTGCTGATCGCCGATCCCCCGCCTGTGAAACGCAAAAAAGCCCGCCGCCCCGAATGAACGAGACGGCGGGCAGTCTGAACAGGGAGGCGTAAACAGTGGCAGGAGCCACTCATAGCCCTTGACGCGGGCCAGTCGCTTGCCGCACGCAGCGGACGAAGATCAGCGGGGCGCTAGGCTCGCCCAAGGAACGGCGGCAGCAACTTTCGATGCGACAAAGCCAAGCGTTCCGGTAATGCCTGCGATCACCCAAATCGCACCGCGCGAACGCTCTAAAAGCGTCGTCAGCGTTTCAACCTGAGTTGTCAGCGTTTCAACTGCCTTGGTCAGATGCTTTAAATCGGTTTCCAGCGTTGCCAGCTTGACCGCTGTTTCAATCGATCCGGACATTATTTCTGTCCCTTCCACTGGCAAACAGCCATTCCGACCGCGTTGTGCGCCTTGACCTGTTCGACGGTTCCGGACGTGTCCGATCCGCTCCAATAGATCGGCTTGAAGGCCCGGCAATAGGCCCGATCAGTCGCGCTTGAACCCATCGTCTGACATGCCGGGAGACAGGCGGTTAGCAGCATCGCGGGCAATATCCGCCTTGTCAGAAACATCGATGGCATGTTGCAAATCCTCAATTTTTGCCTTGGATTTCTGGTCGGATCGACCCTTGAGATACAGGCCGATTGCAGCGGCCAATGCCGCGCCGCCTGTCATGATCGCCGTGCCGAATTGCGACCACAGAAGCGAAAGAAGCGCGCTCATTCGCTTTTCCCGATTGGGGTTGTGGTCACGAACCGGAGCAAAATATTGCCGAAGGTCTGGATCAGCACCACCCATTTCATCCCAGCTTCCGAGACGAACGGGGTCCAATCAAACGCCGCCGCGCCAACAAGAAGCGCGAACAGCACGTTGAAAATGATCGTGCGCTTGCCCTTGAGTGCTTTCAGCATGTCACTTGCCTTTCAGCCATGCAGCGACGGCAGCCAGAAGGCCAGCCTGAGGCGTGCCGGAGGTGGGGGATACTATGGGGGCAGAAGCAGGCTTTGCCGCCGTGTCGGGCCTCTGTGCAAGCGAGTTGTCGGCGACCAGTTGCAGCGCGAGGTTGCGGGCCTCGCTGACGCGGCGCATCCATCCCTTTTCAAAGATTTTCTGCGACGGGTTGGTGGCGATGATCGACCGGAAGAATGCTTCGCGCATCCCGGCATAATCCCGGACCAGTTTGATCGGGTCGCGGGCATAGGCCGCGCTCACGGCGGCAATGGTGGCAGGGCCGATATAGCCATCTGCCTCGACGCCGACGAGTTGTTGCAGCTTTTTCGCAGCGCGAGACGAGCCGGAATTAACCGCCCAATCGAACGCAAGGAAATCAATGCCGCCCGGCAGCTCATCGAACCGGACTTCGTTGGCGTAAAAAGCCTTGTAAATCGGCTTGACGCTTTCCAGCGTAAGGGCCTTCACTTCGGCCTTGGTTGCAGGCCGATGCAGCCACCGGGACAGCGTAGCCTGAGTGACGCCGTATTTCGTCGCACCGCCGCGATCCGCCGCAATGTCGGTGTACTTGCTGCCCTCATGCTGGATCATCGCGTCGAAAGCGCGGGGGTAGTTCTTGGCTGTCATCGATCACATTCCACTTGCCGGGGGATAGACACAAAGGAGATTGCCGGACGGGCCGATGCAAACACCCCATTCCGAGGCGACGGGCTTTTGCAGCGCCGACCGCATGATTTTTGCGGTAAAATTTCCGCGCCCATCAGCGGGCCACATCGGATGCGCTCCGGGAGGGAGATCGACGTGAACAACGTCGCCATCCTCTCGGATGAATTTTGCGTCCACGAAATCGCAATCACGATCCGAGCAGCACAAGGCCGACCAAGGGCCGTGGGCATAGGAAGTCGTCGCCAGAAGCGTGAGCGCTCCAGCCAAGAACAGATTGCGCATGGGGTGACGCCTCAGTTTACAGCAGCATCAGCCGGGCAGCCGGGCAGGAAGGAGAGGGTCGGACTCTAGACGCCACGTGACGCTATTTTGCGGCTCCCCTCCCTCGATCAACAGTTCGACAACACTATCACCCAACGACAAGGCCGGGCCGGCCGTCGATCCGTGGCAGTTCGCCCATACCTCAGCCCGATAATAGCCGGGGGCGCTGATTTCTCTCGCGCCACTGATCGGCGCGGCAAAATAATGCAGCGCGGCAGGCTCGATATTTCCGGACGAAACACCGCCATATATCCACGAGGGCAGTGTTGGCGGCTGCGATGTCGCTCCATAAGTCGCGCGCAGATCAGCCAATGTGACGAACGGGCCGCGAAGGCCCAGCTTCAGGCCCCATCCGACGCCTGCCGGATAGTTGCCACGGTGTTTCAGGACAACATGGCCCGACGCGATCAACGAAACCGGCTCTTCCGTCGAAAATTCAAAAGATAGCGGCGTGACGCAGGTAAGCCGGCGCATGACATTGAGGTTAAAATTGCACACTGTGCGTGCGGTGCGAGTTGTCATGCGCGGCGCTCCTTGCTCAGTGCATGAGCGCGGCGGAACATGGCCGTCAGGTCAAGTCTGAGGGCAGCGGCAATAGCGACCACATCGCGGTCATCGGCGCGGATCGTGGTTGCATATTCCCACAGCGCGGACGAAACAGGGCCGGACTTAGAAACAGCAGCATTGACCGCGTCAAGCTTACCTGCCTCAGCGAGCGCCGCCTTTAACCACGCAATATGCACCTGCTCGACCGGCCACGCATTCGACGCGTACTCGTCAATATTGGCCGCGATAAGTCGGGCCTGATCCTCGGCATCACTCGGCACATTCAGAACGCCAGATGCATCTACAAATGGCCCCGAGATTAGATCGTTCCGGATCGACGCCGGCAAATTGCCGATGATGATCTCAGCGTCGGCAGGCGATGCCATCGCGATTTTTACGTATTTAATCATGTTACGCTCCGAGCCGGACGACCGACAGGCGGCCAGAAACTGTTTGTGCAAAACCAACCACCTGTCTGACGCGGCAGGACAACCCCTGTCCGCTCGAAAAACGCTTGACGAACGAGACGGAAGTCCCAGGCGCCGAGTTCGCGGTCTGCGTTGTGGAATAACCCAGCGACCCGGCAGACAGGTCAACGACCGATGCAAACAGATCGGTTGTGGCACTCGGCACGATTGCGGAAAACGAGACATACCATAATCCGGCGGTATTCGGGCCAAACGTCAGCGCCCCCCCGGCGAATGTCGTGTCACTCAGATTAAGCGCCCCATCAACAGTGTATGCCCCAGCGGCGATAGCCGAGAGAGCGTTGTTGGAGCACGATTGCGACCATGACCAACTACCCCCGACGGGGGCTGTCCGGGCCAGCGCAGATACGGCCTGTGCGGGCGAGATCGTCCGCGTCAGGCGAAAAGCAGTGCCGTCATAAATCACTTCCGCCAGAGCGCCGGCTGGCAGGTCGCCGGACGCCAACGCCGTCGCATCCGGCCACGTCACAGCCGTTGCAGTCAGCCCACTCACCGCCAGCGTAACGGCGCCTGTATTCGCAGCCGAGGTCACAAATCGCAGCGGCACGCCGACAAGATCGGCCAGCGCAGCGAATGCCGGGTCAGGTGTGATGGTCAAGGCATTGGCCGTGCCGCCCGGCGTGAAATAGTTCAGGCGCTGCGAGCGGTCCGCTGCTTTGAATGACGCGAGAAGCGCAGCGGTGTTGCCATCGTCAAGCGCGTCCGCGCCGGTCAGGTCATTGATGTACTGGCCAATCAGATAAGCAGGGATCGACCCTTGCCGCCAAGCCTTGTTGAGGTGGCTCGACTGGGCAATGCCGGACGCGAACCCAGAGGAACGCGCCGTGAGCGCCGCGTAGCTCGATTGAGGCAGCACGTTTGCCCCGCCGGCAGTGCCGAAGGGCAGGAAATCGTTAGTTGGCATGGGATTATCCGTTGATGTAGTCGGACGGGGAAATTCCGAACGCGCCGGCGTCGAACCCGGCAACGAACTCGTTTTGAACATCAAAGCCGAACAGCGGGGCGCCGGGCGGCGATGTGATCAGGTAGTTGATTTCAACGCCGGACGGCTTGAGCGCGATATATCCGGCAGACAAAAGCGCGACATAGAGCGGAATGGGCAGCGCACCGGCGATGCCATAAATGGCGCTCATGTCCTGCTTGTCATCAAGGACAATGAGCGATCCCGTTCCGGAGAAAACGGGATCGAGAACAGCGCGGGCGCCCTCGGTTGTCCCGTCCCAGTGATTGGCTGCGATTTTGGCGCGGATGATCAGGCGATACGTTTCATCGTCCAGCCGGACAATGCCTTGCTCACTATCGTAGGGCTGGAACCAGACGCCACGATCAAAGCCGCGCCGGTCGCTGTCGAACGAAAACCATGTGTTTGGGATCGGCGTGTCAATGTAGCGCGAGCGCCCTACCCACTGGCCGACGACATCAAGTTGAGCGCCGATTGCACCATCGAGATCAAAGTCAGTTGGCAGATGATCAGTCGCAGCCGCGCCCGCTGCGAAGGGATGTGCCACGCCTTCGATCATTGCCGAAAACTTCGGCTTCCGATGTTGGCTTGTGATCAGGTCCAGATAGGACGCGGCAATAGGCGTGCGTGCCATGTCAGATGACCGTAATTGTCACATCGGCGGTCGTCGCCGTCGCTGCCTCAAGAAATGTCATCGTGAGATCGGACGTGCCGAGCGCGCCCGCATTCTTGCCAATAGTCAGCGCGGTGATTTCAAAGGTCGAGCCGCTGGCATTGCCGGCAAGGTTCGCCGGGACAAAAACGCGGGTGTAATAGATCGGCTCGCCAATCCCTCGCGCATTGGTCCAGTCAACCAAGCTCTGCTTGATTGCCGCCTCAACCGCTGTCGTGTAACCGGTCAGAGCCTTGACGGTCAGGGCGTACTTGATCGATGCGGCAGTGGGGCGCGAAAACTTGTAGGCGTGCGGGATGCCATAGGCATCGGTCACGGTGACAGTCGTTGATCCGTAAGTCCCGGTGCCGGGCGTTTTTTTGGCAGCGATGGCATTGCCAATTTCCGTCACATCGCCGCCCTCGATCACCATGGCAATCGAGTGACCGGGGATGCCGTTGCTATCCGCAACGTTTGTGTCGTTCTCGTAAGTGCGTTGCCGGGTCACACCTGAGATTTCAAGGACCGATCCGACAATGCCCTCCTTGACGGTCCGCGACGGGATAGCCGTAGAAACCGACTGGCGAAGACGAAGTTGGGCGTCAGTCTCTACAGGCTGGCCGGGGACGACAGCGGCAGGGTTGGTCACAGACTGCCACCCGCGCGTCACGGTCATGATATTGGTGATCGTGTTTGCCGCTGCCGGGAACGCACCAACCTCATTCGCCGTCGCGGTGACGGTGATTTCACCCTCTGGCGGGATTGTCACGGACGCCGGGAGCTTCCATTGCGGCCCATCGGCCCCGGTCGCAATGCCGTTCTCAATCGTCGTCCCGGACTGCCCTATCAATCGCAGATCGACCGTCGAAAAAGTTGCGATTTTTCGGGCAAGTCCATTGATCTTGACGTTGGACGACAGCCCGGCGCCTTGCGCCGTTGACGGGGAGAAGGCGTTGTACGTCGCCACCATCGCCGCATTGTTGTCGTTGATCAGGGACGCGATGACCGCGATGAACTGGCCGTCCTGGCTGTCCGGCTCGATGTAGATATCTGACCCGTAGATGCCCTTGAACAGATCTTCCACGCCGGTTTTGACCGTGGAAAAATCTGGCTTGTGAATGCCGGTTTCGTCAATTGTACAGGTCAATGTCATCAGATCGGCTCAACAATTTTGGCTTTGCCGTAGATCGTGTCGATGGTCGCACCAACACCGAACTTGCGCGTATCCCGGTTCAAGTCGGAGTAGTAGCCAGTCACAGAGACGACGCTGCGCGTCTTGAGCATATGCGACCGGATCACGACATCGCGGGTATCCCCGGTGCGCTTCCCGAGCACCTTGGTCCGCCAAGGCATCCCCTCGCGCGCATCAAGAAACCACTCGCCTTGTTCCAGCCGGAGCCGGGTCTTGACAGCCTGAGCCGGGGCGTCAGGCACGTCTTTCCAGAAATCGGCAGCACCGCGTCCGAACGAGTAATCGTCATTGGCGTCAAGCTTGCGGTATCGCATCACGCCGGGCCTGCGGTATTGGCGCTACCGGCAACAACGCCGCCGTGAACGTGATTGGAACCGATGTTCTTGCCATCGTGCGTAATCGTGCCGCCGGTCATGGCGAGGCCTGCTTTCGAAAACGCGAAAGTCGTCCCGTCGCAATCCAGCGTGAAGCCGCCACCGGATGCGACGGTGAAACTGTGCTTCCCGTCATCGGTCCGGATTTGCACGCCGGTAGAGCTGACATTGGCCAGCGCCTTGGGGGACGATTTGAACCCGACAATTGCGTAGGCGTCAGACAGGTCATGTGTCCGGGCGTCCACCTGCTTTTGTTCGCCGCCGTTCTGTTGCCACCCATCGATGGACCGCGACGAGATCATGGCAAGCGCCTCGTCGCCTTTCTTGACTGGAAATGTCATCGTCACGCCGCCGCCGGACGGGAAGTGCAGCGGCGCGTCCTGAATGAGAGGCAGAGACACTGCCTTTTGCGTGCCGTCCGGTTGCCGGACCATGGACTTGATCGTCGGGCGCAGGACGCATGTTTGATTGGCAAGATTGACGCTCTCGACGACGCAGGGGACACTGGTCCAGATGCTCGCCTTGTGCGCGTCAAGAGCCGCCCGGAACTGTTCTTCCGGGTCATGTAGCCGTTCGCGTAGGTCCATTGTCAGTGGTCCGTCAAAATGCCCTGTCGCGAGAGGCCGAGCGGTATTGCGCCCTGCCCGTCGGCACGCAGGCAAACAAGATCTGTGTACCAAGGGTTGCCGCGCGTATCGCCATGGTGATCGACGACGAGGGCCTTGTAGAACCCATCATCGGCCAACGAGGGCAGCATGTCGTTCTGCACGGCGGCAGTGTAATTCGGGTTGAATGCGGCCTGCTGAATGCTCGCCTGATTGATCTGGATGCGCGAGCCGGGCCGGAGCTTGTTGTTGAGCAGGCATCGAACGATGATGCCGTTGACCGTCTGGACCGGCAGGCCAATCATGCCGGTCTGGCTGTTCAGAACGAAGGCATCGCCAGGCAGGGTCTTGTTGTTCTCAAGCACCTGCAATTTGTTGTTCTGGATCGACCATGCCGTGTTCGTGGCGAACCCGATGTCCCGGAGGAAATCGCGCGCCATGCCGAACATGGTTCGGCCTCGCGGCATCTTCTTGTTACCGAGATCGCCGATATACCCGGCTGTCACGCCGTAGGGCTTCATGGCCTCAAGTGCGACGTTGACCTGATCCTTGAATGTGTGGCCAGCGGCAAGCGATTTGTTGACCACCGCAAAATTATAGGCCTTGTCCGCGTTCGTGGCGAGGATCGTCAGGTAGGTATCGACCGGGTTTTCCCGCCCCTTGCGCTTCTGGATAATCTCACCCGTGAAAATCTCCCCCGGCGAGTCCTCGTATCCAGCCGACAGCGTGACCTTCTTGCCTTCCTCGCGTACCAGATTGGCCGTCGCATCGGACAGGTTCGTGATGATGATTTCGGCGTTGTTCGGGGTTTGCAGCGTGTTTTGCAGCACCCGAAACCGGATGCGCATATCCGACACGTCGAGCGCGCCGGATGCGCCCTCAATCGTCAGTTTGCAATGCCTGATCCACTGACGGCTCATGGCGTCACCAGAAAGAGCCGCCCTGCCCTGCCAATGTCGTCGAAGGATGGCGCGAGTTCCGAGCCATCGACAGAAGCGTAGAGCGCACCGTTGATACCAAGATGCGCGTGCTGCCCCAAGAGATCGGCGCCCGTCACCAACGGGATACCGGCAAGCAATGCCACGCCCTCGGCGGCTCGCGTAATATCCATGATCCAGCCGGCGTCCGCCGAATTGGCATAGTGCAGCCGGATCGAGTATTGCACGCCGTCGATGTCAACGGTCAGGATTTGCGGGCCGGATTGAAGCGGGATTTCGTAGGTCGCCATTACTGCCTCACGGACGGCGGGGCAAATCCAGAGTTCGGGGACGGCGCGACAGTCCCGACGTTCGCCGGGCCGCTTGTGCTGGCAGGGTTCCGCTGCGCACTGGCTGGCGATTGCGTCATCTGTGTCGAGACGATCAGCACCTCACGCAGGCGAGCCGTGACCATCAATGCATTCTCGGTTTTCTGATCCGTGGTTAGCGCGATTGAGGACAGTAGCATGTTGGAATAGCTGCGCTTGCCAGTGGTCACGTCGAACGGCTCCCGCGCCGCCTGTAGCGCGAGGAGCGACTGGTAGACCTCCTGCACATAGCCGGACGTTCCAGCCGTGGCGTCGGACCACCCGCAATGCATCTCGATTTCTGACGGGCGCTTGAACGCATGGTCAGAAATTGCCGCCCCGGTTTCAACCGGGTGATCGGTGATGATCAGATCATCCCGATGCGCCTCTTGAACGACAACATCAGGGATGATCATCCCGATTGACCGTGTTCCGACAGTGATCAGGGCAAAAGCATCGTCAAGCAGGCTCATCGAACCGCCCCCTGCATGTTTCGCAGCATCCCGCTGTTCACCCCGCCCTGTTGAGCGGCAACAGCCCCAGCCGTGGCGGACGGGTCAGACGATCCAATGACGTTGATTTCCGTCTTTTGGTTCAAGCTGACGTTGGTATCGCCCGTGATGCTGCCATTCGGCATGAGCGGGGTCCGGCTGTTGGCGAATGGGTGGAACTGCCCGGCGTTGGTCGAGATCGTGCCCATCAACGCCGGATTGACGTTGACCGTTGGCTGCGTTGCGGCACGGTCCAGTTTGCCCAACGCGCCAGCGTGCCCGCTGCCCTGCATGCTCCGGACCTTATCCGCAACAGTGCCCGGAGCGCCGCCCGCGTGCGCATCCGAGAGGTTGTAGCGCCCCACGCCCCCCGCGTTGATCGCCGAATAAATATCGAGAAGCCCCATGCCGGGGCGAACCCCGGCGTCCTTGAGGTATCGGCCCGCCGCCTTAACCTGATCCTTGATCGAGGTATTTTCATCAACGCCATACTTGCGCCGCTGCGGCTCGCCCCACTGGATCAGTCCGCGATGCTGGCCCCATTTTGTCGTCGGACCGCGCTTCCACGGGTCCATGGTGCCGCCCGTCTCATAAGAGATAGCCGTGGCCAAGTCCTTCGGATCGACGCCGAGTTCTTCCGCCGTTTCGCGGATGCTAGACGCCATTTCCTTCGCCTGCGACGGAGAAAGCTTGGGGGACCGTCCGCGCCGAATGGAATCGCCATGATCCTGAGCCGGCGCGTCCTTGCCGCCAAGCCACTTCGGCGCATATCGCTGCCAAATGTTGCGGGGGTCTTTGGTGGCGGCGCCGGCCTTTTTCCCGAGCTTGCGGCCTTCCGCCTCTAACTGGTCCGCTTCGGCGTGCCTGCCTTGCGAGCGCAAGAACCCGGCCATGGCGCCCGCCTGCGACGGCTTGCCGATCTCGTCCATGCTATCGGTCATTAGCGCGCCGCCTGCGACCGCACCCGCCCCGATCAGCGCCAGCGCAGATTTCAGCAAGACAAGACCGCCGGCCAGCCGCCCGACGATGCCAACCAACCCGGCAAGCTTACCGAGCAGCGCAACCGATATGACAGTACCGAGCAGTGCGATTGCCGCCGCAACGCCGCTCTCTCCCGTGATGGATCGCGTCACCTCGTCGAAGCCACTCCAAAGCGGCTCGATAAAATCGACGAGCTTTCCGAACCCGATGGCGAGCAGTTCCGCGCCTCGCGCCGCCTCACGGAAAAACACCGTGATACTGTCCGCATTTTTGATCAGGAATTCGTCGATCTTGGCGATGAATTTCGAGAAAATCGGGCCGAGGTCGTTTGCCAGTTTCTCGCCAAGTGCGCCAAAAGTGGCGTCCAGCGAGCGCATGGCCTGCGAAAATTCCTTGCCACGACGCCCCGCCTCGGTCTGGTCAAGCCCAAGCGCGACGATCTTCTTCCGGTACTCCTCCTGCCAGCGGACAAAATCACCGCTCTGCATCGCCCGGAATGTGCGTTCATCAATGCCGAGGGCTTCGGCATACTGGACCTGCACATAGTAGGGCTTCTTTTGAAGAACCTTGGCAATATCGGTGAGGACTTCCGCCGTATCCCGAAGCTTGCCATTTTGCTCAGTCGCAACGCCAAGGCCGCGAACAAGCGAGCTGTAGCCTGGGTTCGTCCGGAGCTTCTGCCCGAAGCTTTCGAGTGAGTTCCTCGCGCCATCATAAGAGCCGCCAAGCTGAGCGACGGCATAGGCCATGCTCTTGATGTTCTTGGCGGACGCATTGGTCCGTTCGGACTGCCAATGCAAATCCTCAAGCGAGCGGCTGATTTTGGCGACTGCAAAGCCAACCGCGACAGCCGTCGCTTCCACGGTGATGGCCAGTGCCGCCGCCGCCTTGGTCGCGCTGCCAAGGGCCGCGACGAATTTCCGCTCCGAATTCTGATCGACCTGATAACCAAGCCGGACCAGAAATTCCTTGATCACGTCACCGGACATTCTTGCTCGCCTCTTGCGCGCGCCACGCGTTTTCGTCGGTCACGTCGATTGCGTCATTCATCAAGGCGATGTCGCAAAGATCGAGGGTGCAGTCCGTCAGGCTTTCATACCGGCACAACCCCCGAAGGACGGGCCGCATGAGCCAATCCATGCCGTCCGGCAAATGGACCGGCTGGAAAGTTATTCCCCCGCCCCGCCGCTCGATTTGAACGGGAGGCCGGACAAGAAAGGGGACAAGGCGCCCTGTACGACATGCATGGTGATCATCAGCATGTCAGGCATTCCGATGTCCTCAAATTGAGGGCGGTTCGCCACGGCGTTCCAGATCTTGACGTACCCGGTATCGCCCTCCTTGCGGCGTGTGACCACCGCAAGGGTTTTGCCAATGACATACTCGATATCATTGTCCGGGACGCGGCCGAGCGCAGCAGCGACGGGGCCGAGCGCGTCCGCCGTCAGCGGGGAACCGTCCGGCGATGCCACGTCCTTGAACGCGGACAGCATCGGAGCGAGGCGCCGCACGATGTGGAACTGTGTCATCGCGTCGATCTGGCCGGCGCGATACTCGTAACCGTTGTGCGTGAACTCGGTCATGGTCAGATCGCCGCCGGGTTGCCGTTGCCGAGTTTCATGTCAATCTGCGCCGCGTTCCACGTCCATTCGTTCGTGCCGCCGTCCTTGGCAAATGCCGCGTCCGGGGCCTTCTTGAACCCGCAGAACGACGCCGTGATGCTGTCACCACGTATCGGATCGCGTACAGAAATCGTGTTCTTGCCATAGTTGGCAGACGACGAAATATCGTTGTTGTACATGTCCATGAGCATGGCGTTGACCGGCGACGTTTTCAAGAGCCGCACGGTCACGGTGCCGTTGCGGGCAGCGTGGAGGGAGTGCATCCCGTAGCCGTCCGCGCCCATCGTCAGCGAGCCGATATCATCCGAGTAGGAGACGGTAATCCCCTCCTCAGACGGACCGGCGCCGTTGCCAATCGAGAAAGAGCCGTTCGGGCCGGCAATCGCGGCCTGAGCATCGGCAAAGGAATAGGTGTGCGCTGCCATTGGTCAGGCTCCCGATTAGCGGTTCACGTTGATAAGGACATCGACCGAGTGGACCGCGCCGGCAAGCTTGGCCGCGATCTGGATCGGCACGGATTTGCGGGCCTCACGATCCGCCTGCGACTGCGACGAGATCGGCGGGGCATAGACGTAAAAACCCTTCGACAGGAAATCGCCCTGCTTCAACTGGCCAAAGCCGGAGGCGTTCCATTTGCCGGGGGCTACAAGTCCGTTCGCCACCGCCTGCACAAGGCGATCCTCAATCGTCGTGACGATCAGGTGATTACCCTCGTCGGTTTGGGGGATTTTCGTCGCTGACGTGTACAGCAGGTTGTAAACCGCCGTCTGCACATCATTCTCAAGCCAATCAAGGCCATGAACCTCGTCGAAGAAATCGCCCTTGGCAACGACGCCTTCCTGAATGATCGCAGTGCCGTTGTCATAGTTGACAAAAACGTTGATGTTCTTCGATTTCAGCGCAGCGGCCTGCGTTTCCGTGATCGTCTCTGCGATCACGCCGGGTTCCTGCTTGAACTTCATCGTCAGCGTGGTCTTGCTGCCCTGAAAGTTCACAGTCGCCGCGCGGCCAAAGAACGATGCGATGGCGTAACCGCTGGTGGACGAATACTGGACATAGGTGCGCTTAACATTCAGCGCCTTCAACTGCGCCCCGATATCCGTCGAAAGCGTGCCGTCAAGCGCGGCCGTGTTCATGGTCGTGATGCCGAGGACGCGTTTTTTCTGGAGCGCTTCAACGTATTCAGCCGCAGCGATGATCTGCGCATCCGCAACATCGTCGGTTGCCAGAATGGCCGAATACCAATCGCCCGATTTGTCCGTAAACGCCTGAAGCGCAGCGGTCAGGGTTTCCGCAGCGATGCCGGCGACCGGAACAGAGGCCGCGCCTGTCGTCAGCTTGAGCATTGCGGAAATGTCGGTGCCGCTGACCGGAGCAATTGCATAAGCCAACGTCGATGACGTGCCGGTCGTGTCGGACCGAACCACGAAACGCTTGGAATTGCCATCCCACACGATGGTTGCGCCAGTCAGCGCAGCGTCAATGATCGACGCCACGCCATTGAGGTTCGTTGCCGCCGAGAAATTGAGGCCGGAAAGGGTCTTGGTTGTCCCGTCAACGTCGATCTTGAAAGCGCCGGTCGTGACTGCCGTCCAGTTGGACATGACCTGTTCGGAGGGCGTCAGAACGCCACCGCGAAGCACCGCTTTGGAGGCGGTCTTGGCAAAGCGACCGACATAGACAAGCGAGGGCTGGGGCGACTGGCCGAAGAACTTTGCCGCCGCGATGTATTCCGGATCGGTCGTGGCAAAATCAGACGCAACGCCCGTGATGTTCGCGTACTGACGAATGCGTTCGCCGGTATCGATCACATCAGTTGGGCCGATGATCAGGCCTGCACCGAAGTTGCGCGTAGGGGCCGCGATGGGCGAAATGTTGATCGTCACATTGACGATATTGTAAACGGACAGGCCCTGAGCCATCGTTAGTTCTCCGTGACGATAAAGGGTTGCGACGATCCATCGCCCGGATGGACCGAGCCTTGCGCCGAAAGAAGATTGAGGATCGGATAGACACGATCCACTTCGCGCCGGACCATGAACGACAAGTCAAACCGGCGTATCCATTGTTGATTGGCGAATTCCGGCGCGGAACGAATGCCGGACGCCTCGTAAAGCCCCATGCCAGCGGCGCGCATCGCATCGCGGTTTTGTGCAACCCAAAGGCCGTCAGCCATCCGGGCCGCATTGCCCTGAGCCGCAGGCCCGTAGAAGCTGGCAAGGATCGTCACGGTTTCGTGGCGCTGCAACTCGTCGCTGCCAAGCCCCGCGCTGCGATGAATGACCGCCGCGCCGTAGTCCTTAGCAATCTCGGTCACGCCGATTGCGCACCAATCGGTGCCGACCGGCAACGCCTTGGGCGGGATCGTCTGCCAGCGTGGACGGACCGTCCCGTCCGCAAGACCCGTCAGGCCGCGAACCAGTGCGGACAACTGCCGGTCAAACGCCTCGTCATAAGCCGCCGAGGTCGAAGACGGCGCGAGATATCCGCCTGTCGCGCTGGTGTTTGTCATGGCGGGGTAATGGGCTTGAGATCGCAAATCGCGGCATAAAACCCGCCGCCATATTCTGAATAGTCGTCCACCGTGCGCACAGTGTAAGTCGCGCCCTTCCAGCGGATTTCATCGCCCTCAACAAGCGTAACCTGGGTATGCACCATGATGCCGCCGAGCGAGCGCGAGGCTTCTGGCGTGCGTTGAAGGTTTCGGCCCGATTCACTCGTCACGACGCCGGAGAACGGGGTTTCCACGACCGAGGAAACGGCGAACCCATCCGTGTCCACCACCTCTGCCCTGTCCAAAAGGACAAGTGAGGTGGAAAAGTCCGGATCGGACAGCACATCTGACACGTCAAGAAATGGCATTATTCCGCGCCCCTTGGCCGAACAACGTAGGTAATCGACCGGCGATACTGGCCCGTATCGATCAGCGGTTTTTCGCCTGTCCGCCCGCGCCGCCTCCGATTGGCCAGCGTGCTTTCAGACAGTGCGACAAACTCGCCTTCTGTGACCTTGGCCCGTACCGCGCTTTGGCCGATCATCCCGGCCTTGTGCAATGCCTGAGATGCTGCGTCCTTCTTTCCGTCCATGACGCCATTTGCGCCAACGCGGAAAGTCTTGGCGATCTTGGCCTCTACCGACTTGATGCCGGGAATAAGGTGCGGGCGCTCCGGGATGTTCCGGGCTGGCGATCCGAATTCGGCGATATACCCAATCGCGGCGTTGGTGATGCCTTCCGGCTCGCCTTCTTCCGGTTCGCGCGCCGTCTCAGAGGATGGCACGCCGACAAGCACGTCTGATTTGGTCAGCGACCGGAGCGCGGCAAGGACAGCCTTTGTGTTGTCCTTGGTGATTTTCAGCGTCAAAGCTGCGTCCCGCCAAGCCCGACAATTGAGACAAGCTGAAGATACTGATTTCCGTAGATCGTCAGATTGTACTGCCCGCCGCCCTGAACCGCCGTCCCGGCAGTGTCATAAGACATGCTGACCTTATCGACGGTCTTTGACGATACGGCGCCAGATGCCACACCCGGCGCGCTGCCTACCGTCGCGGCCTTTGCCGCCCGCATGGCAAGAACCAGATTGTGAGCCATGAACAGCATCACGCCCTGATCCAGCAAATCACCCCACACCTGCGGGCGCAACATGCGCGTGGCAAGCGTGAGGTAAAAGTTGACAGCCGCGTCCGGATACCGAACCGGGTCCGTGAATTCCGGGAACGATGCCCGGAATGACGCGACTGTCACGCTCATCAGATGCCGTCCCGATAGGCGACGGTTTCCGGATAGACGAACTCGACCACACCAAGGCGACCGTAGTAGGTCGTGATCTGGTACAGCGAGCGATACTCGACCGGCGTACGGGCAAGCGGGGTCAGCGGGAAGCGCAGGAAATTCGGCATCTGAGTGTACGCCATCATGCGATCAGTGCCGGACGCACCGCGCCCGGTCAACCACTTGACCGGCTGAATATCCAGCGGACGGCCATTGACAGCATTCGAGAGCGAATTGTCCTTGAGGTAAGACAGGATCGACTTATCGGCGTTGCCGCTGACCTTCTGACTGTTGATGTAGCTGTACTTCATCGGCGGAAGCAGCAGCTTCGACGGGACAGTCGAAAAGCCGGAGGCTTCCCATGCCGCGTTCAGCAGGCCGTTCACATCGTCAAGGATCTGGTCCGGGGTTTTGGTGGACCAGAGCTTGGACGATCCAGTGCCGGTCGCAGCAACGTCAGCGGTCGAGACCGAGGCGTTGTTGAGCAAGCCGGTAAAGCCGAGCGTGGTATCACCGATATAGACCTGCTCATCGGTATCCATATTGTACTTGAGCTGCATGCCCTCGTACTTCTGGGTATCGACCGCCCGGCCAACGCGCTGGGCGCTTTCCAGCTCGGGCAGGGTCCATTTGAGTTCCGTGCCCCACAGGGTCAGCGGGTTCGACGTCTTGCCGATATCCAGCGAAACGCCAGAGATCGAATTGGCGTCCTTGGAAATCCAGGCCTTGCCGTTCGGCGCAAGACCGCCGGCAGCAGCGAACGACGAGTTCGTGAACGACGACGCCTCGTCGCCAATGCTCACGTCCTGCCGAAGGTCGATATCACGCGACCAAGTGACGGACGAAAGCGGCGCGTGAAGCGTCTGGTCCAGACGCTCAAGCTCGCCGATCAGGAAGGCGCCAGCGCTGTCAATGGTGCGCTGGTCGAAAGTCATCAGGTTGTCGCGGGTGTAGGCGCGACGAAGGGCCGGGCGGGCAAGAGCCGTACCGGCGAGGATAGCACGCTTGGTCATTGGTTGCCCCGCGATCAGATGTTGAATTCGATTTCGACGTTGCCGTTTGCATCGGCCGCGCCAGTGAACTTCGCGCCGGGGACAACGACGCACTTGCCGGTATCCGAGGCCGTGGCGATGTTGCCAATGGGGCGCGTCGGGCCGGTGTTGGCCGTCACGCGGACATAAACAGCCGCGTCCTTCGCAGCCGTGCCCTCGTCCAGCTTAACCGTCATGTAGCCGCGACGGAGCACATCACCGAGGGCAGACGCGGACGGAGTAGCCGTGCCGAGCGGATCAGTGCCGGCATTCGTCGGGTACGGGCGAACCAGCCAACCTTTGATGGCAGTCCCATCATCGCCACTTTCGGCCATGCGGATTTTGCCGGAAACCAGCTTGACCGGGATGCCGTAGCGGTTCGGCGTGCCGGCGGCGCTGTCAATCTGGTGAGTTTCAACCGTGGCGTGCTGCGCACGATTCACGTCGCCGGGGATACCCGCCGGCATGCGGTAGAGAAATGCGACCATTTGCGGGGTCTCCTTACGACTGACGATCTGCCCAGAACGCGCGGTTCTGGCGGTTCATGTCGGCAACGGTCAGAACCGCAGCCGACTTCGCATCCTTTGCAGGCGCCTTGGCGCCGGCATTGTTGGCGATCTTGGTGACTTCCGAGGCGGCGCGGAACACAAGCCCAACCGCATCGCAAGTCATCTTCTGGAAATCGGCATCTCCGGTCAGGATCGGCTTGATAGCCTTCTGCCCGGCATCCGTGGCGAACGCATTGGCGAGCGCAGCGCGGCGGAGGGCGCACAGGCTGTCCTTCGTGGTCTTGGCCGTGGCCTTGCCGTCGAATGTCGGAAGCTTGATGCCAGGCGACAGGATTTCAGCGCGGGCAACCGTGTCCTGGAACTCGGTGACAAGGCCGGCGCTGTCCTCGGTCTTGCCGGGCTTCTCGCCTTCCTCCTCTGCCTCGTCCTCGGTTTTTTCTTCCTCGCCTTCCGCGTCCTTCATGCGGGCGTCCAGCGCATCGAGGCGACGATTGATGCCTTTCAGCGCATCCATGACCTTGGACATACCATCCTCGGTCTTGGCGGGCTTGTCGTCGTCCTCTTCCTCGCCTTCACCGTCCTTGGTGCCAGCGAGGTCTTCAAGCTCTTTCTCAAGAGCCGCCTCGTCCTTGGCGCGGAAGGCCGCACGAACGCGATCCATGAAGGTGGTTTTCTTCTTGACTGCCATGTTGCTGTCTCCAATGGCGCAACGGGGGCCGCACCGGCCTTGCTCAACAAGTGCGACGTGGTTTCCGATGATGTTGAGCTGACGCCCATGGCCGGGGGCGATCTGGGCATATTCGGCGTCATAACCGCACGAAACTTCGACCTTGCCGTCCTGAACCGAGCGGATCGCGTCCGCGTCCATGATCAGGAGATCGGCAAAGAGCAGGTCTTGCTGCCCCGGGCCACCGGCCCGGACGTTGAGGATCGTACCCTTGGCAAACTGCTTGTAGTTGCCGGGATTGACCTCAACGGGCGGATGATCATCCGTGACCGGCTTCCCCTCAAATGAGGCAATTGTTTCGAGCCGGAAGACCTCGGTTTCGTCGCGTTCAATCCGGATTGTGCCGTCAGGGTTCGGTTCAACCGGCACTTCGCCCGCGACATAAAGCATTGATCCGGTGCGCGCGATTGGCACATCCTCGCAAAGCAAAAACCCCTCTGGAGTCAGCGACCGTTTCTTGCCGATTTTTTCAGAGGTGTAGAACCGCAAGCGCGTCATTCGTCGTCATCCGGCAATATGGGTTCGGCGTAGCAGCGGCAGTTCGGCAGCGCCCCTGCATGGCCAGTCAGACCGTCCAGCGTCGGCGGATTGGACCACTCAACGACCTTGCCGGACATGGCTTTGTGCGATTTGCGAACATCGCTGTCTTGAGCGGTTCGCCAGAAATACCCCGTCGATCCGACATGCAGGGCGCGCGCCTCGGTCAATGCCGATGCCGCCCGCCCTACCTCGGTCCGGGCGATGAGATTGGCGCGCGCAACAGTCACATCGCCGGTTCGCAGGATTTCACGGGCAATCGCGTCTGACCGCGTGCCCGCCTCAACAGCCTGTATAGACAGTTCCTGCACGCGCTGCGCCGCCTCAAGAGGCAGCGATTTGATCAATTCAACCTGCGATGTGACCAGCCCGCGCACGACGGTTCCAATCGGTGCCGCTGCAATTTCACGGGACAGTCCGCGCCCGATCTGGCTTGATACCGCGCCCCAGGCTTGGGCATCGCGGGCGGACACTTCCGCCACCATAGTTTTACCGACAGCGCCGGCCCATGGCTCGATTGCAACGGCGTACCGCTCAAGCGCGGACCGGATCAAAAATGCGGCCCGCTCCTCAAGAGGATCGAACGCGTTGATGATATCCGCGACTTGCTTTGCGACACCGCGAAGCCGCCGCCCGTACTGAACCTCAGCTTTCCGCGCCCGCTGGAACGCCTGCCTTGGGTTTGGCGGCTTCCGGTCCAGCGTTAGAGCCATCCGGCTGCAAATCTGGCACATCGTTGCCGCCCTCGGATTGCAGCACGTCCGAGGCGGACGGCGGTTCTTGTTCCGCCGCGTCAATGTCCTCGTCTGTGATATTGGTCCAGATGCCGGTGATCCGACTGGACTGGCGAAGTTCTTTCAGGGCGACAGACTGGCTGACAATGCCATCGTTGTACGCGGCAGAGACAGACGCAGTGACTGAGGTCGCAAGTTCGCCCTTCTCTTTGTCCGACATCTGCCAAAGCGGCGAAAACTCAAATCCGAAACCATCGCCAGGCGGCTTGCCCAACTCGGAACGATGCGCGAGATCAAGGGCAACCTGCACGCCATGCCGGAGGCTATCTTCCTGCCGCTGCGCAATCCCATCGTAATACGTGCGAATATCGCTCTCACCGGTCGCATTCAGGCCAGCCGGGGATTGCCCGAACAACCGAACCAGCGGGATTTGCAGCGCGCCGGACAATTGCTGGCCGAACTGCAACAGTACGTCAGAGAGGCCGGAGAACGTATAGCTGGACATTTCCAACTCGTCCTCTGCATCGATGATCGTCACGCCCTCACTGGACTGATATTTGCGGATCGCGTCGAGCTGCTTGACCACACCGTCAAACGCAGCGCCGCCCGTGGCAACCGCCTTGCGGTAATCCTTCATCCGGAGCGTGCGCAGATGCGCCTTGAACACCAACTGCGATGCACCGGCAGTCGTACTGTCGAACGCAATCAGGCGGTCATAGAGGCTTTCCAGAACCGACAGGCCCCATCCGTTTTCGGACTGGCGCTGCCAGAACGGCAGGTCGTCGCCATCAAACCGGATCAGCCGCGAATGGTGGATATCACCAGCCGGCAGCGCCGCATTCGTCACGGTCAGCGTGTAGCTTTCCGGCGAACCGAGCGAGGGGCCGTATTCCGTCACCAGCCTGCTCGACGGCGTGAGCATCCAGCGGTCGAACACGACCATGCCCCGGAACTGCCCCTTCCCGACAGTCTCGACCCGGAGCGGGGTATCGAGCTTTTGCCCGTCGATCAGCAGCACTGCCACGGCGCCACCATAGAGGCGCGACCATTTCAGGCCCTGCGTCAGCGACTGCCAAACCCGAAGGCTGCGCAACGTGCGCTGGATTTGGTCCGCGTGGTCCGGGTCAATATCCGCCTGCAAATCCACGCCGGCCCGCGTCATATCCTCTGGAATGACATCGACGGCCTGCCGGACGATCCACGACGACCGATAGGCGTTTTCAAGCTTCGTCCGGTCCCGCGAAATCGGGTTGAACGCATAGCTGCCTTGGCTGACGAGATTATCAGCACCAAGGCCGAGCTTGGCCTGTAGGTTCTGAAAAGAGTCGTGAACGGTCTTACGCTGGCGAGCCATTACGACGATCCCAATTTAGCCCACAGCGCAACGCCGTCTTCTTCCAGCATCAATTCAGACAGCGCCCACACCAGCGCGTCAGCGCGGTCCGGCGACTTGTCGCCCAAATAGCCATTGGTTGAGAAATTCGACATCTGATCTTCAAGATCATCGAATCGCCCGGCATGGCGCACCATGTCTTTTTCGTACAAGGCCGCGACTGGTTCGGCGCGAACCGCCTTGCCGCGTGATGCCACCACTTCCTTAAACGGCGCCTGGTCATCAACGGTTCGAATAACGTGTTCGACCATCGCGCCGCCGAAGTTGCGTTCGGCAATGATCACATCCGCGCCGTATCGATGATAGGCATCTACCGCCCGCCTGCCCCATGCGGCGGGGCTGGCCTGGCACGTCAGGTCAGCAAGAACATATGCCTTGCCGTCCATCCCTTTTGCAGCAACGACGATGCCAACACTATCAGACCTATCATCGTCCTCGCCCCGCGTCCCGCTTGGGTCTATGGCAACGACGACACGCAACAAATCGCGCGGAACCTCTGCCGGTTCTATGCGGCACTTGTCCAGCGCCTCAATGGTCCAAAGCGCGCCATCAATCTCGTTGACGAATTGTCCGTCGAAAAACCGGCGTTTATGGCGGTCCGGCAGGTTTTCGAGCGCCTTCAGGAACTCCGGGGATAGGTTCGCTGCGTTGTCGGCAGGATTGATAAAAAACGCCTGATGATTTTCAGGGTCAGGCAGCGCACGGCGCGTGTCCGGGTCAATCTTCTGGATAAACTGGCGATAGGTCCAATGTCCCGTCCCTGACGGGTTCAGGTCAACATACTCACGCTGCTTCAGGCCGGGGCAGACTTGGGCAAGGCGCGTCCGTGCCACCGTGTACGACGAGAACGGGATTTGTGACGCCTCGTTGAAATAGAGCGTCACGAACTCTTGGCCTAGAATTTTCTCGACGCGCTCCTTGTCGTCCAACCCCCCGAACCAAATTTGCGAGCCGTTCGGGAATTCGGTCAAGCCATCCTGCTTGTGGTCCGTCAGCTTTACGCCTGGGAAGCAGGCGCGCATCACCTTGGGCAGGGTATCCAGCCAGATAGAGGCACGGACAGCATTTCCACGAAAGCGCAGGATCGCATGGCGAGAACGTTCGGCCCGAAGTGCCCGAATGGCAATGGCGCGCGTCAGCAAGAAAGTCTTGCCGCTTCGCGCTCCTCCAACCAAAAGCGTCGAACGCTGATCACCCGCCAAAACCCTTTGCGCAGCGTCCTGCTTCGGCGTGAGGCTAAAGCTGAGCCTCAACACCGTTGATCACAATCTGCACCGGCCCGCCCCCCTCGCCAGTAATGGCTTGAGGCGACTTGCCATAAGCACGATCCAGAATTTCCTTGATCGCGGACACGCGCGCCTTTTCGTCCCCAGCTTCCGTGCAAAGACGACCAAGTTCCTTCAGCGCCGCCGGAGCGTACTGTTGGGCGAGCGCCTTCACATCGGACGTGACCTTGTTCGGAGTGCCCTTCTGGCGTCCGCCAGTGCGTGGCGTGCCGGGCTTTCGGCCTGCTTTTGCCATTTCGAGATCGATCTAACTTGGAAATGCGGAGAAAGGCGCGGCGAACGAGCATTCCCGTTCCATTGTCCTTGATTACCGCGTTTAAATTGAGATGATTGGCCCATAGCAGTAGCACTGGACCTTGTTGAGGGGTCGCTGGGGTCAAGGGCCTCAAGCCGATTGGCGAGTATCCAAACTTGACTAAGCAGCGCATGATTTCTGCCCTGTTTCGCCCAGTGACGCAAGCGGAATTTTGAACCGCTTCCCGAACAGTTCGATGCGTCCGGAGACGCGTCCCATGGCGTCTGCTTCAAGAATGACGCTATGCCCGGCAAGAGCGCCGTATGTGATCGTCACCACATCGCCAATGCGCATCGGCGCCGTGTCTGCTTCCGGGGCTGCAAGGTAGGCAATGACGCGGGCGATTGCCGGCGCGGGGATGACGGCAGGAGCGCCGTCAGAGGTGACAAGATGCCCTACCCCGTCCAGCCCATGCGCGGCGTCCAGGCGGCATGTCTGAGGGGACAGGAACAGGTATCCGGGGAACAGGGACCGGACCACCTCGCGCGGCGCGCCTCGTGCCTTGCGCGGATTGGCGGATGTGATCTTCCGGGCATATGTCGGACGAAAGACCACGAACCCGGTCTCGGTCAGATTGCGCGCGGCGCGGGCATCCTGTCCGGGCTTTGTCTGGACGAGATACCATGTCCGGTCAGCAACCACCTCGGGGCCGGCAGGAATGCGCCGTGTGCCTTGCGTGATCGTTGCCATGGCCTTGACGGCCTGACGGGCTTTGGATGACCGACCTTTGCGGGTCCGGGATTTCTTGGACATCTCGCCTCACTGGTGAGGCTTCCTGTCCGGTCTTGTGATGGCGCTGACTTGTCCCCTGTTTCGGG